ACCCAGCTCTCAAAAGCTGGTAAATCAAACCCAGGAAGCTGCAACCTAAGCATATCATACATCCAATCTTCAGGTAGATTTGGATAGTGGTCGACCTTATCAATTTCTCCATTCCAAATATTGCAAATATTTTCGTAATGCTTGTCGTTGAACAATTCAACAACTTTAACAACAAAGGGCCCGATAACGGGAGTATTAGAATCGGATAAACATAACGCATAGCTTTTATCATATAATTTCTGCTCTGGCGTAATGTTATTACTTAATGCGACTGTCACGTGAAACTTCGAAAGTTGCCTTGTAATATCACAGCACGAGGAGGGGTCTCCAAACCAGACCCCGGGCCCATAGTATCTGGCTAAGTAGTTCACACCAACATGGCCTTTCTTAACTACTTCACTTTTCAACGTCAGACCCAACTCCTTGGCCGCTCGTTCTGCTGATTCACGTGGTAGATCAGGAGTCAAACCGTCATCCCCTAGATATACACCCAGTTTTGCAAATGCTTCATCTGGTGTGTAGTAGCAACCGGTATTAGGGTTGATAGTACAACGCCAGGCATAAAACATGGTGAATGCATTATCGTCAGTGTTAAGCACTGATGTTTCGGGGGATCCGGACAACACAGATTGGCCTGTGTCGAACTTAAAACCCATACGAGAACGTCCCTGCCTTTTAACTTGTTTTCTTATTAGTTCACTTAGCATGGAACGGGTGGAAGGGTGAAACAACATCATTAACTGTTTTCGCCGTTTCAGCCTCAACACGGTATTGATCGTACCATCAAAGGTACTAAAATCACTAATATTGACAAATGACCTCGCCTTAGAACAAGCTTCAGCCACATTGATCGCAATCTCAAGTGGCTTCTTACCAATGCTACACCAATCAAATTGTTTTAAAAATGTAGAATATGCATACATGTAACATGAATAATTTTTCTTTTCTTTTCCTGGTAATTGAGTGATGTTTCGTTGGTAATTCGGCTTGCCATAGGCTTCCTTCTTTCCAAAGGTTTTCACAATATTAGTGTTGGGCTGGGTGTCGGCTGTTTGAAGTATAAGCCGCTGTGATGGTTTGTTCTGTTTCTCCCATACTACATCTTCATCCACGGGAAATAGGAACTGCCCGCCCAGAGCATCACGCAGTAATGCGATCCACTCATCAATAATGCGCTCGTGTTGTGTCGTATATTCGATATCTTTCAGCTTAAGTTGTGGATTAAGTACTCTGTGAACAATACCGAATTTCTCATTGAGTTTCGTCTGATCTGGGACGTAAGCCTGGTCTACAAGTGGTTTCATAAAGGCGACCATACTTGGCTTAGCGTCTGCATCATACTGTTGGGGGTGTGACATGTATTGGTATCTTCTTACGTGTTCTTCTAGTGTGTTTACCAATTGAACAGGCTGCTGGTGCTTGCCCAGATGATATTCATAGAGTATTTCTACCCCATCTAATTTATCTTCCAAGTTCACATATGCGCAAGCTTTGACCTGTGCCAATGTCAGTTTTCGGGTAGCGGTACGTGCTATACTCGCTATCGCTTCATCTACATCCACCGGAGTAACACAGGAGGAATAACCATTAACACGCGCAGTCGATACCATCATCCCTTCTCGCGTGTTAACATGTACGCGGATGAAGTCTCCTTCAACCACATTCATTCGTTTAACCTCTTTATGTCCAAATCTCCACGCAGCCAACCATGAATAAGGCCACCTATACTTACGCATAGGAGTTATCAGGATTAGCTGGTGATCATCATCTACCCTTTTCCTATCCACCAAAAAGGTACTATAGGTAATGATCACACCAAAGACACGTCGTGTAGCTGTTATACTATCCCCCGAATAATCCCATATCTTATGGTGGTAGGTTGCCCCACCACTTACGACATAGGTCATTTCGGAATTCTTGTTAAACGTGTACTTATATTCTCCAGTAGACTTCGCGGAACGCGAAGGCACTACAGTATGAAGCATCATGGGACGGAAGTG